CCCTTCGTCTTTGACCAGTATTTCCAAACGCTATCAATCGCTTCTTTTTGGTAGTCTCGAAGAATAATTTTATTCATTTTTGCCCACCTTGCCGGAAAACTTTTGACGTATGTCTTCGGCATCACTATCAAGCGGTAGAGGTTTTTCTGATGCGTGCATCTCTTGGCTGGTGTAGCAGTTGCGCCCGCCTGCGGCTCCGTCAATGTGGTTGATCATTCCGTTGTCATATTCAATAAATGTCTTTCCGTCGCTGTTAACGGCAGTTGCATACGGCACCAAGTCAGGACGCATAAGGTGCGAAGCTTGCGCCTTTCTTTGGTCGCTTACACTGATTGATGTTTCACCTTTATCGTTAGACCATGTGCCGTCAGGCATTGGCGTTGCGTGTATATTCGTGCGCTCGTTAACTTCTGCCACTCTGTTTCCGTGGCACACTGGCCAGTGATCGCAAAATTTGCACTGATACCAGCCGGGATCTTCGCTGATTTTTTCAGGCGGATCTTCGGCGTATATAATCTTGCCGGCTTTTTTTAGCATACGCTCTGCCAAGGCATGATCCGCCTCGTAGACTTCTGTCCATATACTGTCACTGTCTTTTTCAACAACCACATAAAGGCATTTATCAATGCCGGCAAGGTGCATACCGACGTGGATCTGCGCCCAGTATTGAGCGTTCCAAGCCTCCACGTTGTCAGCCTTTATTAGCTTTGTGAATGACTTTTTGCCGGCTGTCTTGATCTCCATTGCCATCCAGCCTTCATAGCCTGGAAGGTCTTTTAAAGCGCCATCCAAAGAAAGGCCAAAGTGTCCGCCATGTTCCCAGAAATACCACTGCTCGCCATTAGCCGGATCAAGCGGCAGAACAGTTGCCCCGATAGACCTTAGGTCATTTACTACTTTTTTTTCTTCTTCATGCCCTCGCTGTAATAGGCGCAATACTCTACCTGGCGGCTTTGCGTGCCAGGCCCATCTGAACTGGTAAAAAAGAGCACGATCGCAGGGGTTTCCAATTTGACTGCCACCCATGTGCGCACGGTGAGGCTGCTCTCGATTGTCTTCGTAGGATCTGTATATTTGGTTCGCTATTTCATTCATTATTTATTTCCTTCTTTCTGTAATTAAATTAGATGCGTTTGTTTGTTTGATTTTGATAGGTTTTCTTCTGCCCATAGAGGGCGCAAATTTAGATAATGGCTTAGCCGTATTACATCTTCTTCGGTCTCTGCGCTGCTGATAGGAACTATGTGATCAAGGTGCCACTTGTCCCTGTTTTCCCAGTTCATTCCTTTTGTGAATTGACGCTCTATATGGTTGCAAAACTCAGACGCTGTGCACCCTAATATTTCTGCTGTAAGACTTTTTTTTGTGTAGCTTTTGCTTGTTATTGATTGCCTTATTAGAGTTCCAATTCTGTGCTTAAGTGCAAACGCTGGATCTGTTATTAGTCTATTTTTTCGGTATTCGGAATAGCGTTTGTATATTGCTTCTTTGTTTTTTTGATGGTATTCGGCGTTATATTTAGATTTCAACTCTTTGTTGACGGAATTGGCTATTCTTTCCTTATTTGATGAATAATATTTTGCCGCTCGCGAAGCTATAGATTTCTTGTTTGCCAATCGGTATTCGGCGCTATCTTCAGATATGCAAGATTTGCAGCGGGCTTGAAGCCCGTCACTAGCACTTTTTTTTTCTGAAAAATCGAAATAGCTCTTAATGTCAAAACACTTCTTGCATTCTTTTTTAGACATGATGCGCCTCCTTTAAAAGATAGGGCGACCGAAGCCGCCCCGTTAACTTACTCCCAAGGCTTCTTGCTTGCCTTTGGCGCTTCCGCTGGCTTTGATGCTGACGCCTTAGGGCTTACAGGAGCCGTTTTCTGTGCTCCATCAACCGGGGCATAGCCCTTTACGTTATTACTTGCCTCGTAGTTACCTGACGCTGGCTGAATACCTACCTTTACCATAAAAGGAGTTTCTTTCAGGTCATCCGATGACTTTGGTTGCATGATGCCAACGGCACGACAAATGCTGGCCAGTGTACGCTGTGCAATCTGCACGGCTGTCTCGTTTGGGTTGTCCAAGTTCAGCCGCTCAAAGATCACCCGGTTCTCAAATTCGCCATTGATAATATCAAGACGAAGCTGCAAGTAACTGCCGTTGCCGGACTTGGTGGGCTTTTCCTCGGATTCAGTAATCATGGCCGTATACCAGCCCGCAGGGATTGGCTCAAAGCTGTCTTGTTCTGCGATGTCGTTAGCGTTGAAGTTGTTAAATTGCATGATTTATTCCTCGTCTTCGGTTTGGGTTTCGGTGTTTACTTCGGTGCTTTGTGCATAAAACGGAACGCTATTTGCAAGCGCCTGCCATTCTAGTGGTATTTCTTCCGGCATTGCGTAGCGGTTTTTTGCAATCACTGCGGCCGATTCTGACACCCTGAGCAATCTCTGGCCTTTACTTTTTGCCTTTCCTTGCTTGTCGTCTTTGTCAGTTTTCTTAACGTATACCGGCTTATGTGCAAAGCCGATAATGTCCGCCTGCTCATACAGGTAGGCAAATGCCCGCTTGTGGAGCTTAATCTGATAACGGTCATACGGCTCGCCGTCTGGCGGATCAAACTTCACAATGTCACTATGCGCAATCAGAACAGGAGTCACGCCACGTTTTGCCAGGCCAAGAACAGCCTTAACAAGATCCCGCCAATATTCCATGGCAAAGATGTAGCCCTTGGCGAATCCAATATCTTCGATGCTATCTTTGTCCTGGTCCTTTGCAACTTGATCCCAGATCAGCGGCTCAAGAGCTGAAAGGCTGTCAATCACAACAGTTTTGTAAGGATGCTCTGAATACAACGATGCAATAGCGGCCATGACATCGGCAATGGTTTGAACAACAGGAAAGGTTGGAACGTCGTTTATTCCTAGACCGTCTTCTGCCCTGATAAAAATTGCATCTGGTGCGCTGGCTGCAAATGTTGTCTTGCCGGCTTCTGGAGCACCATGAATAACAATTAAAGGGGCGCGAGGGTCAGCGCCTTGCTGAATGCTTGATAGGTCAAAAGCCATGATTATTTGTCCTCTACTTTTACGCTTGGCTTGGCGGGGGTTACAGTCAGCGCCTTGGCAACGATTGCGTAGGTTTCCGGGTAATTTTCTTGAAGGTATCGAATGCCTTTAAGGTCAATAGACGGCTTATAATTGACGGGGCGCAGATCCTCTGGAATGCTTGACTCTATTTCTTTCCACTTTTTCTCATCCAGTTTTCTTGTCATGCTAGACGTTACCGTTATCTTGTACGTGCCGGCATCATGTGTCTGGCTTCCCTCAGCCTTCATTCCAGCCAAGTCAATTATTTTTCCTTCGGTTTCTAGCCGGAAATCTCTTGAGGTGTTTTCGGCGGTTTTTGCTTCTCTCCAATCTTTAGCGAGCTGGGCTATAGTGTGCTCTGTCATTTTTTCCTTCCTTCTTTGCGTTGTGTTATTCGTTGACTGCCAGACAAATATAATGCATAATTTAGTGACAGTCAACACCAAATAGGAAAAAATACTATGATGACGTTAGAGGAAGTTAAAGAAATGCTGGCAGACCGAAACATGATGGCAGTCTCCCGCAAGACGGGCGTTCACCACGAAACGCTGCGACGAATCCAGAACGGGACTGCAAAAAATCCTAGCTTTGATGTGATGGTGGCTATAATTTCTTACCTGGAGAAAAAATGATGTCAAAATACTATGCTTACGGCACGCCCCCTATAGACAATGGGTTTAATAATCTAATACTTCTTGAGGATTACGTTATAAGGCTAGCTAATAGCGCAAAATCAGTTCCTGGGGAAATTACTGATGATTTTAAAGCTGAAAACCAATACTCATCTGTTTCATCTGTCTTGTCCTTATGGGAGTTTGGAAAAAGTCTTGCCAAGAAAGTTGGATGGGAGGGGGATATCAGAGAGGGGCCGTACGTGTTTTTTATACCTGACCCAGGCTCTTTCGAGATGAGGCAGTGTTTTGTTTTTAAGCAAGATAATAACGGGGACACGTTTATTATTTCACCCTTTGAGATGCCATGGCTTCGAGATTTTGGTGGCAGTCTAAGTACAGCATCTGGTGAACACGAATGATTAAAAAACAGGCTCAGGAATATATAGAAAATGGCTGGTCTTTGTGTGACGTTCGCAAGGGAACTAAAGTGCCAAGCGGCAAAACGTGGCAGAAAAAGGGGATTAGCGCCGATGAGTGCACCAACAACATCGGTATAATCCACCGGCTGTCAGGAACCTGCACCATTGACATAGACAACCTGGAACACTCAAGAACGGCACTAGAAGCAATCGGCGTTGATATGGACGCGCTGTTATCAGAAGGCGTACAGATTAGCAGCGGGCGCGACAACCGGGCCAAGCTGATCTATAAAGCACCGCCAGAACTACCGGCAAAGCGTCACGCCCTGAGCTGGCCAGACATAGGATGTGTGATTGAATTCCGCGCTGGCGGCACACAGGACGTTCTACCGCCATCTATACACCCAGACACCGGAAAGCCATATCAGTGGATAGGCGACTGGGAAAAATTACCGGATCTTCCTTTTAATTTATTGAACGCATGGCAGAACTGGGAGATAGCAAAAGACGCCATGAAAGACGCTTGCCCATGGGCCAAGCAAGACACTAGCCGAATACCAACCGGAGTGAAGCCGAAAGCCTACAAGGGCGAAAATGAAAACGGCGGGGTTATAGGTCAGTTCAATCAAAATTATGAGCCTGGAAATATATTAGAGGCAAACAGCTACAAAAAAGCCGGCAAGCGGTGGCGCTGCCCGAACAGCACTAGCGGCATACCCGGCGTTATCATGCTGCCAGACAGTGACCCCGCACGCGTCTATAGTCATCACGGCAGCGACCCATTGGCGGATGGGCACTCACACGATGCGTTCAGCGTATTTTGTCAGGTAGAACATAACGGCAACATGGCGGCGGCGGCTAGTAGTGCGGCCAAGTTATTGGGAATTGAGCGCGAATCGGCTCCCTTAGATGAGCAGTCTCAAAAAATGGTTGACGGTATAATGGGCAAGAATGTCCAAAAACTAAGCGACCATGTTAAGCCAAAAGAAGAAAGAAAGCCGGAGGTGATCACAGCCCCGCACCCTGGGCCATTACCCGTTGGCGCTTTAAGGGATGCTGAACAGTGGATTGCCAGCGGCGTCCATACGGTAAAAAAAGACGCCTTAACTCAATCTGTCCTTGCCTTTGCTTGTTCGGTAACTTCACGGCGATACGTGACACACGATAGCCAGCCGGCGGCGGCTTACCTTGGCGTAACTGACAGTAGTCTCTCAGGGGTTCGGCTACTCACTAACCCAGTAGCGACCCTATGCGCAAAGCTGGGCGAGCGTAATGCCCTGCACACAGGTGATATATCAACCAGGCAAGCGGTATACCGGCATTTGTTCCGGCATCCTAGATTGTTCTGGGTGACAGACACCTATGGAACGCTTGTGCAGGGGGCAAAGCGGCAAACCAACGGGGCTTATGAGGGGGTGCTTAGCGCACTGCAAAAATGCTATAGCGGCGACACTCAGTACCTTGACCCAGAAGCTGCTGGCGTTGTTGGTCAAAAAATGAGAACAATTAGCGAGTGTGATATTCACTCGCCCTCTATCACGGTTCTGGCTTTTATATCAGAGGCCCATCTTGACTCTATGGCGTCACGCAATGAGTACGGTCGCGGCACTCTTCACGATATGGCGATTATCCCAGGCGGCGACATTCTGCAAGGACACCACCCCGAGCGCGGAAAGCCCATACCAAAATCTGTCACTGCACTGGTGAAGGCTTTGGCTGACGTTAAAGGAATGGCGGGCGCTGAGCAGAACTGCGGGATTGAGCCAAGCGTTACGGTGGTTGAATGGGAAAAAAGCACTGTTAGCAAAATGGTAAAAGAATGGCGCGACAAAATGTACGCATACATGGACGTTGACGCCAGGTCACAATATAAAGGCTTCGTTTACGGCTACCGTGAAACGGCTATAAGGCTGGCAGCGTGCCTTGCTTCTTGGGAATCGCCCGAGTACCCAGTAGTAACGCCAAAAATTATGCAGTGGTGCCTGACGTGGTGCGAGCGATGCCTGCGCCTGACGATGCCGCGTCTTGAGGTTAGCAGCCGGGACACGGACGGCAAGCCGGACACGATGCAGCTTGTTCTTGAAGTTCTAATGAACAACAAAACACCTTTGACGGCTAGAGACATCGGGCAGAAATGTTTTTCTTTCAGGAAGCTGTTAACAGATGAAAAGGAAGCCATGCTTAATTCTCTTGCTGATGATGGCGTTGTCATTGCCAGCAAAGACGGAAGGGCAAACAAATACTTGATTGCCAGCAAGTAGGCGCGTACAGTTATTCCATGACCTCATTTAATCAAAAGAAAACCTCAAACCCCGCCCAGTGCGGGGTTTTTTGTGTCTACCGTGCACGCACGCTGCACGGTTCGTGCACACCTAATTCTTTTTCAAAAACAAACCTTTAGTTACCGTTCGTGCAGAAACCTCTTATATAGAGTAATAATAGAGGGATTGCACACTGCACACTGCACAGCTGGTGTTAAGATACTGAATAATATAAAAAAACGACCGTGCACGCACTTTGCACACCGTGCAAATCAAGATTAAGCATTAAAATATTGCCAAAAAGCACCAACTTTGGCATCATCAAACAGTGGCAGAGGGTTGCAACCCTTGCTCGGCCTGAGAATCGAGCAGCCACTTCCCCTTTCTCACCTTTCTCAAAGGATGTATTGATCTATGACTACCCTAACTCCGCACCAATCAGAAGCCGCCAAGGCAATACTTCAATGCTTGACCGGCCAAACGGATCATAAGCAAACCGTTCTTGCCGGATCTGCCGGAACCGGAAAAACCTTTACCGTTGGCCATATCGTTGAGGTTCTTGTTAGCAAGGGCTACAGCGTCCACCTATGCGCACACGCCCACAACGCCGTGGCTCAGATAAAGAAAGCCATCCCCGAGGCTGTCAGAGACTCTGTAGAGGCATCCACGATATACAGTGCACTTGGTTGGCGGTTCAGCCCTAAAAGCCAGTCATCTGTTCCGTCAGGCGCTCACAGGCTTTCTGGAGTGGATGTGGTCGTTATTGATGAGGCGAGCATGGTTGACGACGCCATGTATGAAGCATTCGCCGGCCTGTGTGAAGCCAATAACAAATCAAGCCCCAGGCTTTTGTGGGTTGGCGATCCCGCCCAGTTGCCACCTGTCAGCCCAGACGATAAAAAAGCAGAGTCTCCTGTTTTTTTAAGAGTTCAAAATCAGCATCGATTAAACGAGGTTGTTAGACAGGCCAAAGACAGCCCCATAATTCGGGCATCTATGTACGTCAGGGAGTGCCTTGAAAAAGGCGTAAAGCCTTGCCTAAGAGAGCTACAAGTAAGAGCAGCAGACGATGACCGGGTGACGATAACCGGCGGGGGGATTGCAGCCGTTGCTGAATATACTGCCAGCGCTATTTCAGTGGGCCTGGACGCAAGGGCTGTAGCTTTTAGAAATAAAACTATAGATGCTTGCTCGAGAATTATAGCCAAAAAGACGCACCCAGAAGGCTCTGACCGCCTGGCCGTTGGTGATCCGGTGACGTTCGGGACTCGTTACGGTGAAAACGTTTCGACCAACACAAGCGCAATAGTGACATCTGTTAGCGAATGCAAAGATGATCACATGGAATGCCTGAAAGTTACTTTAAAAATTGACGGGGTAAGCGATCAGGGAGAAATTATTACGCCAAAAAGCCTTGACGATCTTCGCCGTCTTAATGGGGCGTTAAAAAGCACGCACTCACGGGA